CGTGGACAGGCTAGCCTTTGTCAAGGCGCAGATCGCCACGCTGATGGAGCAGGAGTCCGCGCTCAAGCAGGCGATGGTGGACACGGGCTTGGCTGTGCTGGAGGGCACGGCGCATCGGTGCACTGTGTCCGTCATCGACGGACGGGTCACGACTGACTGGCGCTCAGTGGCCGAGCGCTTGTCACCATCACGCCAGCTCATCGCTGCCCACACCACCCAGGGCGAGGCGTTCACCCAGGTGCGCTGTGTCGCACGTAAAACGAGTAACTGATCCGGGGGAGAAATCTCCCCCAACCGTGGGGGCTGCGGCCCAGCCCCGACCAGTGTCAACGAGGACACGATGTCCTGCTGCAAGCAGGAATGGAGTCCTCATTCAAGGAGATTCACATGTTTGATCTGAACACTATCATCACCCAGGCCCTGAACGCTGCTGTTGCCGAGGCGCTCAATGCCCTGGTGGAGCGCATTGCCGTGCTGGAACGGCGTATCGACACGCTCAGTTCGCAACATGTAGCGATTGGGGAGCGCCTTGCTGCGCTGGAGAACAACCCCGCCATCGGCACGGACACCACGCTGACCGACCGGGTGGTGGCGCTTGAGACCAAGCTGACCGAGGCCAAGCTGTTCGAGAAGACCACCAACGTCACGATCCCCATCGACGAGGCCAAGATGGTCGAGGCCATGAACAACGCCGAGTGGCTGTGGGAGAAAGTCAACAACTACGTTGATGCTGGCATCGAGCGTGCCATCGACGACCACTGCTCCAACTACAACCACGACGACTACGACAACGTCGTCAGCAACTGGAACGACGAAGACCCGGCTGACTTCCTGCGTGAAGGCGATCTGCATGACCAGATCGACGACCGCGTCAACGAGACCCTGCGTAACGCCACGTTCAGCATCAGCATCTAAGTTCCCCGGGGGAGATTTCTCCCCCATTCCCAACGAGGACATCCCCGTCCTCATTCAACTCTAGGAGAAAGCAATGAAGAACCCATCTATCACCCAGATCCTCGCCACCGCCCGTCGTGACGCACAGCGTGCGGCCTACCGGGCTGCGCTGCGCCCTCACCTCGTGTCATCCCCGGAGGTACGAGCCACCCTGGCTGCGCTCAAGCGCAACATGCCCAAGGAGAGCGCCGAGATCGGCATGTATGTGAGCGACTACAACCACACGATCTACTTCACCCTGCACATCCGCAACCTCCACTCCCTCAAGGACAACGCGCTTGCCAAGGCGCTCACTCCGTTCGCAGGGGACGAGGCATGGCGCTCACACACCAACGACTACACGTACGGTGACGAGCCCAACCGTGACTTCCAGTTCGAGCGCGGCGTGTGCGTGCCCATCGTGCGCAAGACGCCCGCTGTGCGCTGGCTGCAGACGCACACAGGCATGGGTGACACGATCTACCTGCACCTGAGCGTACGCATCAGTGCGTTCGTGAAGGCAGACAGCGACGCCTGCCGCTACGAGGTGGACGTCGTCGAGGAGGTCGTCCGCAAGGAAGTGAAGCGCATCGTCTGCGCCTGACTGCGTCAGGCGTGCCACCCGCCCCTTCGGGGGCTTTTCTTTTAGGAGTAATGCAATGGCAACCAACAACCGACATTTCTTCGCCGCGTCCATTTGGGGGTGGAGGGTAGACACGGACATCGAAAAGCTGATCCGCAAGATGAAGAAGGAAGGGCACCCCTTCGGTCTGTACCTCGTGCCTGTCGGCATGGACATGGACTACGACATCGAGTTTTACAAGCCCAAGGTAGAGGGGGCTGTGTTCCTCACCACCATCCATCCGAAGACCAAGTAAGGAGTAATGCAATGACATACCAATCCCTCCCTCCCCTCAGCCTTGCTGAGGCTGACGCTGACCAAGAGGCGTACCGCCAGTGGAAAGCACTGGACGCGTACATCACCGATGGTCCCTGCCGTGAGTGGCTCCTGTGCTGGGACGGCGACGTCGCTGAGCCCGTGCTCAAGGGCACCAAGGCCGCTACCCACCGTGGCGAGGTTGACACCATCATTGGGGGCCGTGCGCCACTGCACTCCGGCAGCACAGGCCGGGTGTGGACCGCCGATGGTCGCGAGTACTTCCCGTCCGTCTTCGACATGCAGTGGGTGAACACCCAGGAATAAATAAAGCTTCCCACATCCATGGGAACCTGATACAGTCAAGTCTTTGACACCGTGGCCGCTGCGGTTCAGCGGCACATCAACTAGGAGAAACCAAATGGCTCATCAAATCGACACCACCTCCCTGAACCGCGCCAGCTACGCCAGCACCCAGCGTGAGTGGCACGGCCTGGGTGAACTCATGCCCGTCGGGCAGGACGTGGAGGCCTGGGCGCAAGCCGCAGGCATGGAGTACAAGGTGCAGCGCGGAGTCATCCGGTATGCGACCGAGCGCCTGACCCCAGACGCCGCCATCCACAACCTCAAGTCCATTGAGGACAAGCTGGTCCTCTTTCGCTCCGACACGGGCGCTCCGCTCGGCGTGGTCTCTGACAGCTACAAGGTAGTGCAGCCCCGTGAGGTGCTCGAGTTCTTCCGTGAGTGGGCGCAGGCCAACTCGGTCACCATCGAGAGCGCTGGCGTGCTGTTCGGAGGCAAGCGCTACTTCGCCACGGCGAAGATGGCGAACGCAGTGGCAGTGGCGAACACAGGCAAGGACACTGTTGTGCCCTACATCCTGTTGAGCACATCTGCCGATGGCTCACTCGCCACCGAGGGCAGGCTCACTCAAGTACGCACAGTGTGCAACAACACGCTGAGCGTAGCGCTCAAGGGTGCGGCGTCCTTCAAGATCTCCCATCGCACCACGTTCAAGGCGCAGGAGTGCCGAGGCATCATCGAGTCTGCCCACGAGGAGTTCGGCGCGTTCATGGAGATGGCACGCAAGCTTGCGTCCATCAAGGTCGAGTCCAAGCTGGCCGAGGATATGACCGCGCTGCTGTTGACAACTCCAACCAGAAACATCGACGCCGCGAAAGATAGTGCGGGCTTTCACCGCATCATGGGGTTATTTCAAGGCGGGGGCAAGGGCAGCACGCTTGAGACTGCACGCGAGACTTCGTGGGGCTGGCTCAACGCGTGCACCGAGTACGTGGACCACCATGTCCGTGCCCGCTCGGACGAGAACCGCACGGCATCCGCCACCTGGGGCCCAGGCGCTGACCTCAAGCAGCGTGCAGTAGAGATTGCCTTGGCAGCGTGAAGCGCGGCGAAGGGCGCGTAATTCGTGGGGGGGCTTCGGCCCCCTGTTTTCAATGGGGACATGTCGTCCTCTTTCACTTAGGAGAAAGCAATGCAAACTGTTCACATCAGCATCATGACTGGCAAGCTCGACGGCCTGCGGGCTATCAGCACGAATACAAGAACCAACGACTACTGCATCAAGCAGAACGCGTCCGGTGATCCCGACAACATCTGCACCAAGTGCTACAGCCACACGATGCTGTCTTCCTATCGGAAGAACATGCAGCCTGCGCTACAGCGCAACAGCGACGCGCTGAGCACGCGTATGCTGGCTGAGGCGGAGTTGCCTCGGGTCATGGACTCGGTCTTTCGGTTCGACGCGCACGGGGAACTGATCAACGACACGCACCTCGCCAACCTCGTGGCTATCTGCGAGTACAACCCACGCACGGTGTTCGCCCTGTGGACCAAGCGCAACGACATCGTTGCCAAGTACTTCGGTGCACGCGCCAAGCCCACGAACATGATCCTGATCTACAGCAATCCCAAGATCAGCAACATCATGAAGCGCCCACCCAAGCACTTCGACCGCACGTTCAACAACGTGCTGGAGCATGAGTACGTCGAGCGCCAGAACTGCACGGGTCAGCAATGCAAGGACTGCCTGCTGTGCTACACCCCGGGCAATGGCGTTACCACAATCGTGGAGAAGGTGAAGAAGTACTAAAGATCACAGTCAAGCGCTTGACAACCCGATGGTGGGGGCGGATACTCCCCACCTCATCAACCCTTTTAGGAGTCAACATGACTTTCACTGTAGAAGCAGGCGTTCCCATCCCCAAGCGTACGCGTGGCCGTGTGCCCACTGCGTTCCCGATGGCCGAGATGGACGTGGGCGACAGCTTCCTGATCGAGTGCGACACGACCGACAAGAAGGCGCTGACCAACTGGCGGCGCAAGTTCCTGATGGCGAAGAAGGTGTTCCTCGAGTCCTACGAGGGTGCGTTCCAGACCGCAACGGTGGACGGCGGCATCCGTGTCTGGCGTACGGCCTAAGAGTCCCTGACTCTGCACTCAACGCTCTGCTTAGGCAGGGCGTTTTTCATGTCTGAACGAAACTCAACTAGGAGAATGAAAATGAAAGAATACTTCCAATTTAAGCACCCCAACGACATCACCATCGGCAAGGGACGTGTGGTGTACGCGTCTACCTACGAGGCGTGGGCGTTGCCCGGTGGGGAGAAAACGAAAGACCGTACCCGTGCAGAGGCAGTCGCCAAGGAAATCAACGAGATCGCCCTGCGTCAGGAAGAGGCAGCGCGGAGGGCGGTGCGATGAACACCAAGGATCTCGTCCGCCACGCCCGGGAGTTATGGAACTCCCCACTGGTGCCGACCAGTGTCAACCGGCACAATCGCAAAGCCTGGGTCCGCAGCGTCCTGCGCCTGGGGGACAAATGGTTGCTGGCACAGCCTGTGAGGAGGGCAGGGCAATGACACTTGATGAAATGTGGTCGCGCCTTGAGGCGCATCAGCCTTTCGCTGACAAACGGGGCTACGGCCCTGCGTGGAAGCAGATGTGCGAAGAGCGTACTCGCCAAACTGCTGATGCCGTGAGTGATTTGCTGTGGAAAGACCATAACCGGAACGCTGCATGGGCAGCATGGTCTGTAGGCTTTGCACTACGCAATGTGGAGCAAGTGTCAGTTCACCTTAACAAATCGGAGGAAGCATGAAAGAAGAAACCTACCTCTTCGACGACGGCACTGAGCCGACCGTTCGTCGCCTGCCCCGAGGCTGTGACCAGCAAGGACGGTATCCCGAAGCCGCTGAAGCGGCAACCGAGGTCGGTCAGGACGAGTCCAATTTTTACGGGCTAGAGTTCTGGGACGCCCCTGAATCCTTGGGCAGGCTGGTGGTGCTGGGGCTATGCGTTGTTGTCCTTGTCGGCGTCCTTGCATTTCTTGTGGGGGTGTTGGTATGAGCGACCGCGAACTTCTTGAGGCCGCTGCGAAGGCGGCGGGGCTCGGATTCACAGTGCCTGTGTTCGGTGTTCCGCCGTTCATGGGGTTGCGTCTTATCGGTGGGGCACTTTGGAACCCCCTCACCGACGACGGCGATGCGCTGCGGTTGGCGGTGAAGCTGCGGCTAACCATAAATTGTTCGTACGACGATGTGGCTATTTGCGGGCAAGAATTTACGCAAAAGGAAGCGTTCATTGAGCGTAATGGTGAAGACCCTCTTGCCGCCACCCGCCGCGCAATAGTCAGGGCTGCGGCTGAGATTGGAAAGGAGATGAAAGATGACTGATCTGAGAACCGCTGCGCGTCAGGCGCTGGAGGCGTGGGAGCACATCAACAAGTACGGCTTTGTCTTGGCTGACTACGAAGGCCCGATGGAGCAAGCCATCACCGCCCTCAAGGCCACGCTGGAGCAGAAGCCAAAGTTCACCCTGTCCTGTGGATGCCCGTCGCAATACGGCGGTGTCCCTGCGTACTGGAACAGAGATGGCAGTACGGCATTCGGCATGATCTGTGAGAAGCATTGGCATGAGTACGGTGCAAGGAGTGAAGCATGACTGACCTGAGAACCGCCGCCCAGCAGTTTGTGACCGACTACGAGAACGGCGACCTGGGAGACCTGAAGCACTACGCACGCGCCCTCCGCGCCGCGCTGGAGCAGCCGGAGCAGGAGCCGGAGCAGGAGCCGGTGGCGTGGATGTTTCAGCATGACGAAACAGGCCGCATCAACTTCGTTGTTAATTACGGCATGATGGCGGCTGACGAATTCATAAAAGTCAACCCACGCTACACATTGATTGGCTCCCTCTACACCCACCCACCCCGCCGCGAGTGGCGAGGACTGAAAGAGTGGGAGATCAACGACGGACTTGATCAACTGCCGACCGAAGATGTTTGCAGTTGGTCGTTCAGGAAGGGTGTGTACTTTGCTGAGGCCGCTTTAAGGAGCAAGAACCATGAGTGAAGAAATATCACCGCTGGAAAACCACGGTTGGTGGATGGAACGGCTGCGCAAAGACGCGAAAGCAAATCGACCCGAAGCACTTCGTCTTGCCGACATCATTGAGCAAGATCCAACAACCACTTGGGGCTACCGAGAAGCATCACATGCTGCCGCCGCCGAACTGCGCCGGTTGCACGCGGAGGTCAACGAACTCAAACGCACCCTGGCCCTTCAGCAGCAGAGCTACGAGCGCGAGATTCAGATCGAGGTTGAGGCCGAGCGCGAGGCGTGTGCGAAGGTGTGTGACGCAAGATGCATTGCAGATGGATGGGAGGGGTTTTATGCAGATGAATGCGCCGCCGAGATCAGAGCAAGGGGGCAGGGATGATCTACCTACCCCAAGACTTCGCCCGGTGCCTGGAGAAACAACTATCGTTGTCACAGGTTATGCAGAAAGTCCCGATTGATGGGGTATACGAGTGCAAAGGTTGCCTGCGTTCGATACCAAACTCGCCATTGCACCCAGAGTCAACAACACAGGGAGACTTGATTGAGCCGTGGCCTGACTTCACGCCTTGCCAGAACTTTGTTGCTTTGCGGTGGGGTTCGCCTGTAAGCGACGAGGCGCTTCACAAAATGGTGACGGACGAGATCCCGTCTTTAGATTTTGGCCCACGCAAAGCTGTCATGCAGGACTTGGAACTTGGCATGCTTGGCGCAGCAGTGAAGTGTATACACCAACAACAAGGCTGGACGATGGACGGCTTTGACTACGCCGCGAAGAACCGGCGCACTTTGATGTATCACACGTTTGAACACGAGATGAAAAGGAGAAAGCATGACCCACTGGAAACTTGAGCAGCTTGGTGCTGACAAGTACTGGCTGTTCTACAAAAGCGGCGATGTCTGGTTTCATGCGTACACATGCACCAAATCAGGTAACGCCATCTTCACCTTGGATGCGGCTCTGGCAAAGATAAAGGAGTTGGCATGAACTACCTACCCCAAGACTTCGCCCGCTGTGAGAGCAACCCGTTGCTTGAGCAGTGCAAACAATGCGCAAGGAACATGCACATAAATCCTGTGCATCCCGCCGCAGGGCGGCAAGTGTGGATCGGCCCGTGGACCGGGCATGGTCCGTGTCCTAACGGAGATTTTGTGGAGAAAGAAGGAGAATGAAATGTCCGACATGCAACGCCTGGACGTCTGTTCTGGAGTCAGTTCTCAGGAGAGATGGATCGCGCCGCCGTCGCTACCAGTGTGCGAACCTGCACAGGTTCAACACGGAGGAAAGAATTGTTGGCCTTTCCTCTACAGCTACCGAGGTGACACCCTCGTCGTCAACAAAGCAATACGAAAATCCAAATACCAAGCCGCCGAAGAAGTCGGCGTAGCAGATTTTTAGCGGGCGTTGCATAGCTGCAAGCGTGGTTCTAGCCTCACAGATGTGAAGCCATTTCTTGCGCACCATACGTGCCCGCTGATTTTGATGCGTATGGTGCATCTCCCCAACCTAGACCGAGGGGGCTAGGAATCTGTGTCTCCCCCTCCCTAATAACCCAACCCGAAAGCAAACACATGGCAGCAAACGATACACAAGTGGGCGGCGCTCACTACCGAATGAATAACATAGAAACCTGGGACGTGATCCTTGATTGGAAGCTCGGGTATCTAGACGGCAACGCTGTCAAGTATCTGTCCCGCTGGCGACACAAGGGCGGCGTGCAAGACCTGAAGAAGGCGCGGCATTACATCGACAAACTGATAGAGGTCACAGAAGCGGAGCAAGCAAATGGCACGAACTCCTGAAAGCGCAGTGAAGGCGCGATGCGTCGAGATCATCAAGAAGTACCGCGCTTACTACTTCTTTCCTGCACAGAATGGCTACGGTCGAGCAGGCATACCAGACATCATCGTCTGCTACCGAGGCATGTTCCTTGGTGTAGAATGCAAGGCTGGTTTCAACAAGCCCACTGCCCTGCAAGAGCGTGAGATGGCAGACATCCACCGTGCCGGTGGGTCCGCGATGGTGGTCAGGGAAGACACACTTGAACTGCTCGAAGAGTGGTTCGCAGAAAGGCAATCATGGGCACAGTAGACACAGACAGCTTAAAGCAACGCATCGAGATGGTAGCGATGATGGAGCGCATCGCTGCGCTTCCTGCAGATGAGGCGGACCAGTTCGTGCGGGCCATACTCATGGTGGGTAGCTGCTTCTTGCATGAGAAGAACCACGGCGTGTTTCTGCTGGTCGAGAACGAGGAGACGCTCAAGGTCATGGGCGTGGACGCTTCGCTCGATGAGACGGGGCACATCGTCACGCAAGCCGCTGAGATGTTCATCACCAACATGGTCGCCAACGACCTGCAACGCAAAGGAGAAACGCATTGAAACCCTACGACAAGATCGTCGTCTTGGACTTCGAGACCGCATGGTCTCGGTCCGAATACACGCTATCCAAGATGACCACTGAAGAGTACGTGCGGGATCCCAGGTTCAAAGCCTGGGGCCTGTGCTACAAGGAGGTGGGCACCGACGAGATCCCGGTGTGGGTGAGGGGCGACCGCATCGGTCGCTGGAAGTCCAGCATCGACTGGTCCCGCACTGCTGTGCTTGCTCACAACGCCCAGTTCGACGTGACGATCCTCTCCTGGGTCTACGGCATCCAGCCCGCGTTCATCTTCGACACGCTCAGCATGGGCCGCGCCCTGCGTGGCGTGGAGGTGGGCAACAGTCTGGCTACGCTGGCCGAGGCGTTCGAGCTTCCCCCCAAGGGCAAGGCAGTGCACTCAACCGATGGACTCCTTGAATCCATTCCTTTTCTTGTGGAACAAGAACTGGCCGACTACTGCAAGCACGACACGTACCTGTGTGAGCAGATCTTCCTGCGCTTGATCGAGGGCTACCCGACCAAGGAGTTGAAGCTCATCGACATGACGCTCAAGATGTACACCCGCCCGCTGCTGCAGCTTGACAAGGAGATGTTGGCGCAGGCGATTGAAGAAGAAAGGACTGCACGTGAAGGACTCCTTGCAAAGCTCGGCATGGTGGAAGCTACTCTCGCTTCGAACCCGCAATTTGCGCAAGCGCTCAAAGCGCTTGGGGTTGAGCCACCAACGAAGATCAGCAAGACTACAGGAGAAGAGACGCTTGCTCTCGCCAAGAATGACGCACTGTTTCAGGCGCTACTCAATCATGAGAATGAGGATGTGGCTCTTCTTTGCGAAGCAAGACTGAAGGTCAAGAGCACCAGCGAACGCACGCGTGCGCAGCGCTTCCTCGACATTGCTGACCGGGGCAACCTGCCGGTGCCCCTGAGCTACTACGGTGCAGCCACAGGCCGGTGGACTGCAGCTAAGGGCAGCGCGATCAACATGCAGAATTTGAAGAGGGGCTCTTTTCTGCGTAAGGCGATCATGGCCCCTGAGGGACATGTCATCGTGGTCGGTGACCTCTCGCAGATCGAGCCGCGTGTGCTGGCGTGGCTGGCGGACTACGACGCGCTGCTCGACATCTTCCGCGCTGGTGGTGATCCCTACGCGCAGTTCGGTTCGCAGATGTTCAACATCCCAGGCATGACCAAGGACAGCCATCCGGTGGAGCGGCAGTCGGCCAAGTCAGCCCTGCTGGGCGCGGGCTACCAGCTAGGCTGGGCCAGCTTCGCGGCCCAGTTGCTTACTGGGTTCCTCGGTGCACCACCCAAGCGGTACTCAAGGGAAGAGGCGAAGCAGCTTGGTGTTGTCGGCGCTGA